CGCCCAGGGTCCGGTCCGCATAGAGTGCGGCGTGCACGGCGCCGCGGACCGACTCCGGCGCCAGGGTCGGCGAATCGCCCTCGGCGCCGATCCATAGGGAAACCGTCAGGTCCCAGTAGACGTAGCCTGCGTTGAAAACCGGACGTGGCGTTTCCGAGCCCAGCACCAGGACGATGGCCGGCATGTCTTCAAACGCGTAGAGCGCATCCGTGGACTGGCGCACGCGCAGGCCGGCCGCAGTCAGCGCCGCCGCTATCGCCGCGGCGATTTGGGCTGTTTTCGTCATAGGGGATCGCGGTAGTAGAGCGTGAAAGTGTTGTGCGTGAAGTAGGTTCGCGTCTCAAAATCGAACAGGTCGACGTCGCTCTCGTAGAAGCAGTCATCGACGGCGACGCCGCCGACGGTCACTTTGCGCATACGGTCGAGGGCGACGCGAATCTGGGCGCTGATTAATCGCGTCTCACTTCGGCTCTTCGCCCAGGCGGTGACTTGGAAGGATGCGTTTTTGAGCGGCGGATCAGATGTCGATCCACGAGCGCTTCCGCCGCCAATTTTTTGGAAGGTCACGCTTGGGAACGCTGGCGAGTCCGGCATCACATCGGGATAGATCCTGACCCCGACCAATGCCGCGAGACCGGCAGCGCCGGCCAGACGGGCCGAAATCACAAGGTGGCCGTTCATTGAACGTCTTCCAGGAGTTTGGCGGTAACGGTTTCCGCCAGAACGTTGATCGCCGCCTGCGCCTTCGCCTCAATAGCGGGCGCCATGAAAGGGTGCGCAGGCGTGTTGGAAGTCGACGCCGCCCGGACTGCCTTGACAGATTCACGGCTACCACGCAGCGCCTCCCCGAGTGCGCGATTGATATGCCCACGCTCCACCCAAAGCGCGTAATACGGCGAGTCGGCGCCAAGCTTTTTCACTTGGGCGCTTGTCAGCGATCCGGCGACAACGTTGAAAACCACGCGTGTCGGCGTGCCGCGGCGCTGCGTCACGCGGATGGATGCGCGAAGAGCGCCAGTGATCGCGTTTGGGTGCGGCGCCGCCCCATCGAAGTTCGCCTGCGCTTGCGCTTTGACGATGTTGGCAGCTTGGCGCATACCGGCCCGGAGCGAATTCTTAACCAGGCGATCAGGAAACCCGGCCAGCAATGTACTCAGATCGGCCAGCCCTTCCATTTTCAGATCAGCCATCGTTAAGCCCCTCCGAGCAGGATAGTTCAATCATCTGATGCCGCTCATCTGGGTCCATCGACGCGTGAATATTGAAAATTCGCCCGTCGTAGAGGAGCCGCATTGCTGCCATTCGCCTGGAGCTGGAAAACTGCTTTTGATAACGAATGGTGACCATGTGCGTTACCTCCACGTGAACCGCTTGCGCCGCCAGCAACTCTCGGCCGGAAAGTGCGGCGATTTGAGCGGAAACGGTACCAACGTCATTCCAGGTGGTCGATGGCTGACCGAGAATGTCCTTTGCCTCGCCCCGCTCTTGAAGCGCTATCCTGCGGCGCAGATCCCCGGCGCGCATCTCAGTAGCCCGTCATGTACGGGTCGAGCAGGCCGTCGACATACGGAAGCTCCTTGATGCCGCCCTTCTGCATGATCGCGACCTCTTCACGGTTTTCGTACAGCGATCCGACACGCAGCAGCATCCAGCTGCGGATGCCTTCGGGCACGACGCCGATAAAATTGCGGCCCATTCCGGGATTGCTGAAGGTGACTGCGCTTCCGGCTTCATCGGTGAGGGTATAAACGCCGCTCGCGGCGCTGGCAATCAGATAGCTCGACTCGGCATCAAGCGGCGCGGGCAGCACGCCGCCGGAGTTGTAGAACTGGACCCGGTCGCCAACCGCCCAGGACACCGGGCCCGTGACGCGAAATTGATCGCCCGCCAGCCCTCCGCCGACCTTGATCGGAGAGGCATAGCCAGCGGTGTACGTGATCTTGACCGAGCCGGCCTGCGGCAGGGGGATCGGCCAAATCCGGCCGAAAGCCGGGGTGATATACGGGGCGTCCTGGTTGCCGGCGACCACATAGTCGGGGTGCGGAAAGGTGATCGTCTGCCAGGCACCATCCATGCCCAGCCATTCAACCTTTTCCACCGTCACGAGCGGACAATGGGGCAGGCGAACTGCGGACGGCGGGATGCTCGCGCCAGCGCTGCAAACCATGCCCAGGCCGAAGCCGGGGAACCCATTCAACGTCAGCTGCCAACGCGCATGCAGCAACTGCTGGCGCGTCTTCGATTCGACTGCCAGTCGGGCCGCCGAAATCAGCGCGCGCAACTTGGCATCGTCAGCATTGTCATCGATGCGCCGGTCGTTCTTGGCCTCATTGAGATGAATGCATTCGCCGGCGGGCGCGGTCAGGCAGATTTCTGGCATGTGGAATCCGGTAAAAATGCGCCCCGAGCAGCTGCCCAGGGCGCGGCGTCGTTAGACGATTTGCGCGACAGCGGCCTGGTTCAGGCTGGAGGCGGGCAGGAAGCGAGCGACCGAGCCGATCAAGGCGGCGGACAGCTGCGAGGCGGCAGTGCCGACCGTCACCGACAGCGCAACGAAGCCGAAACCGTTGTTGACATCCAGGTCTTCGCTGCGCATTTCGACCAGGACCTGCTTGTTGTCGCCGGTAGCCTTCACGATTTGCGTAACGGCTTTGCCGGTGACATCCTTGGCGTTGGTGCCGGTGGCGTCGGTCGCTTGGCGCAGCTTGGCGTCGACCGTGGCCGAGGCGCCCAGGACGCCAGTTTGGATCAGTGCGGTCAACATGCCCACGTTGGCCATCGAGACCCAGGCGGTGAGGACGGTGCCGGCAGCGACGCTGGCGGGGTCCATGGTCGCCAGAATTGCGACCTTTTCGGAAAGTTTGACGTTCGGATTCATGATGTTCCTTATTTATTGAGGGAGAGGCGAATGGGCGGCACAGGCCGCCCTACTTCGATCAGCGTGCGGCCAGCTGGACGAACGGCGACAGCTTGTTATTACCTTTGGCGGGCGAGATGGCAGCGGCGATCTTGCTCTGGCCATCGATGCGGAAGGTGGTGCGGAAGGCAGTCGCATCAGCATCGAAGTACAGGTGCATCGAGGTCGCAGTCTGCACGCCGGAGGCCTTGGTGATCGTCTGGTAATACGACAGATCGACCAGCATCACGTCGCCCTGCGAGCTGAACGTATTGGCGTGCTGCGAGACGATGATCGGGCGCCCCAGCAGGGTTCCGTACGGATTGCCCTTCAGTGCGCCGGTAGGGCCGCCGGCAGGGATGTAGATCGGGTAGTTGCCCAGGGTCAGGGTGAACAGCGCTGGCAGCACGTCGTTGTTGATGATCCAGACAGCGTTGGGGAACGAGCCTTCGGGCAGGCGGGCGATCATGTTCGCCAGGTTCAGCGCGCTCAGCGTACCAGTGGCCTGGTTTGCGTCCTTGGCGATCGTCACGACCGCACCACTGTTCATCGCGCCCGATGGCAGGCCGGAGCCGGGGCCAAACAGAATCGCTTCGTTCGTCTTCCACTGGATCGAGGCGCCGATTTTTTTTGGCAGATACGAAGCCAGAGCGTTCGTGTCGTCCAGCATTTCATCCGACACTGGCACCAGGGCCATCAGCTTCTTCAGGCGCAGGGCCGTCATGCCCAGCACGGGCTTGGTGCCGCCGGGTTGGCTGGCCTCACCCTGCCAGTAGGCGCGCACGCCGTTGGTGCCCCATGGGGTCGTCTCGTCCTTCGGGAACGACATCGCATTGCCGGTGACGTTGACCTCGTCGGTCATGGGCAGCAGCGCGTTGTCGGTCAGCGAGAACTGGAAGATTTCGGTGCCGAAGGCAGGAGGGATCAGGAAGCCGCCGTCGGCACCCGAGCCTTCGTTCGCGTAGGTGCCCGCGCCAGGTGCGGCCGCGCCGATCAACAGGCGTTTGTCGACCGCGCCTCCGTTGATCTTGGCAGCGTGGGCGCCGTGAACGGCTTTCATGAATTCGCCGACGAAATTGAAGCCGCCTTTGGGGTCCTTGGCGACGTTTTCCTCGACGGTGATGCGCGCGTCGGCGGCGACTTCAACGCCGACGTCGGCCGCTTCCAGCTTTTCCAGGCGTTCGATGTTGGCCTGCAGGCTGGCAGCATCGGCCATGTGGGCATCGAACTGGATCAACTCTTCGGCGCTCAGGTCGCGGTTTTCGGTCGATGCCGCGGCGTTCAGGGCCTTGGCGGCGGCGAGTGCAGCAGCTTTACGCTGCATGAGAATGCGTTTGTTCATGGTGATTTCTTTCGTAAGGGCGTAAAAAAAGCCGCTCGAGGCGGCTGGTTCGATTGCACAGATGCCCGATGGGGCGGCGCATGCCGATCAATGGATCGGCATGCGTTGGGCGTGTGCGGCCCGAAATTCAGTTATGCGGAGGCGAGTTGCAGAGCGCGGGCGCGCGCAGCGGCGCGCTGGCCGGCAGATTCGTCGGGCAGTGGCGGAGCCGGGTTATCTCCCGGCGCCGCCACCTCGGCGGTGGCCACGACGTCTACCTGGAGCGCAGCCGCGTTCGGGCCGGCCTTCATGGCCTTGCTCATGCGTTTGACCGCGCCGTCGAAGGTGTCGATTGCGTCGACCATGCCAGCGGCGAGCGCATCGGCGGCCATCAGGCAGCGGCCCTGGCCCATGCCGTCCCGCACCTGGCCAATCGGCGCGCCGCGGCCCTTCGAGACAGCCGACGTGAAGGCGGAGTAGTAGGCATCGATCTGCGATTGCGTGAAAGCGCGCGCCTCCTCGTCCAGAGGGCCGTAAGAATTGCCCTCGACCTTGTATTTACCAGCCGAAATGTACTGGGCCTTGATGCCCTCCATCTCGAGCGCGCCGCTCATGTCAACGTGCTGGGTGTAGACGCCGATGCTTCCGGTCATGCTGCCCTGGACCGCGATTAGTTGCGAGCAGGCAGACCCGAGCCAATAGGCGGCCGAAGCGCACAGTGAGTTGACCACGCCGTAGACGGGCTTGACGCCCCGCGCCGACATGATTTCGTCGTACAAATCAGCCACGCCGAACACCGAGCCGCCCGGCGAATCGATGTCGATGATGATGCCGCCGACCGAATCGTCAGCCATCGCGTCGCGGAAAGCCTGGGTGAACCGCTCGGTGCTGGTGCCGCCAGCGCCGCAGATGTCATCCATCATCGAGGCGCGCTGACTGATGACGCCGTAGAGCGGCAGCACGGCGATACCGCCACCAACCGCCGCATTGGACTGCTTCCGGCCGGCGCGCGCTGCTTGTGCCGCCTCGATTTCTGCCGATACCTCGGGCGATTGAGTGCCTGCGGCCCAGCGCTGGAGCAGGCCAACCATCGACTCCATGTAACGGGGCTCCAGAGCCCACACTTGCGACGCTAGGGCGCCCAGGATCAGTTGTCGTTTCATACGGTTCCTTCGAGGGCAAGTTTGGTGAGGCGGGAGATCGCCGCTTTGTAGATGTCGCTTTCGAGACTGCCAACTTCGATTTCGGCTCCGCGAGACTTGATGTACGTCGTCGCCTCGCTCGCATCGCATCCAAGCGCCTGCGCGACAAACGATGCGTGCTTTTCAAGTGCGTCGGCCACTGCAATCGCCGGAAAATGCTCTTTTAATGCGGCCAGCAGCACCTGAGTTTCCTTGCGCGCTACCCGCTCAGCAGCAGCGATGGCAAGCGCATTCAAACGCTTGGCATTTTTTGGTTGCGCCGAGGCCGGGGGCGGAGCAGGCGGCTGTACTGGCGCATTTGCTTCGCGCTCCGCGGCAGCATTTGCGTCGCTTTCCGTCGTCATATTCAGCGGCCGCAGCGGCTCATCAAGGCCTTCAATCGGCTCGTAATCCTCTGCCACGCGCGCTTCGTTGCGCACTAGCCAACCGGAGTTGATGCCGGAAGTGAAGTATTCGGCGCGTGCGGCCATATCGCCCCGCAGTAGCTCCATCATTGGGAAGCGAACATGCAGATCGTCGTCTTCCGGGTCCAGAAAGGCAAATTTAATAGCCTCCTCCCAGCAGACTAACCGCGGGCGCAACTTATTGGTGATGTACTCGATGCCCTGGTGCTCGATGTTGTTGTTCGTCGAGCGATCGAGGTCGCCGATCATGTGTGGCGGCACTTCGAACATCGAAGCGATTTCGCTACGGTTATATTTGCGCGTCTCAATGAATTGGGCGTCGGCATTACTAACGGCGAGCGGCGGTGTGTATTTCAGTCCATATTCGAGTACGGCGATCTTTCCCTTGTTGGCCCCACTCTGCTGCTCCTGCCAGGACTCGCGAAATTGATCTCGCTGCTCTTTGGTCTTGAAATTTCCAGGATGCTCAATATGCCCACTCGTAGGCGTCGCATCGTTATCGAAGAATCGGATGCCATAATCTTGCGCCGCGGCACCGGTGGCGAGCATCTTGCGCGCCAGGGCAATGGGGTTGTAGCCGACGATGCCATCGGACGAGAGGCCCTTGATGTGAAACATGTCGTCGCGCACGACGATTACCATCGAGCCATCGCGGTTTCGCACCCGGTAGCGCCAATTCGGGCCGCCGTCGGCAGAATCCGCCAGCAATTCAATCGTTACGCGGTCAGGGTGGATCGGGTGAAGGTCGGTCGCCTCGCCCTTCCGATTGCTGACGATGTACGCGAACGCGTTGCCGCGCAGCTCCAGGTGTCCGTGCATCATCGCGCGGAACTCCATTGGATTCTGGTATGCGTTCGGCCGCTTGGCGAACAGCCGGTAAAGGCAGTGGTCGCGGATCTGCTGCTTGCCTCCGTTCGGCTTGCTGCGATACATCTGGAACGGCAGCGTCGACACCGCGTTCGAATGAACCCGCACGCAGGCATAGACCGCCGTCAGCTGCAGCGCCGCATCAGGGGTGATGTTGGCGGAGCCGATGCGCGCAGGCGCCGGGTTGAACCAGAATCCGCCCCATGGGCTGCGGTCGCCGCTGTCCGCTTTCGGTTTCGTAAAAAACATTTAGCCCTTCCGGCTCATCAGTGATGCGCCAAAAACGGCTAGGCCGACGACCAGTGCGCCCACAACGACGAGCGCGGCCGGAACGCTGACCATTGCAACGCCGCCGCCGATCATGGCCAGGCCCACCAGGAGCGAGGCGTTGTAAGTGAAAGCGTTCATTTTTAAACCACCGTAAGTGTGTAGTCGTCTGGCATTTGGCCGTCTTCGTGCTGCATTGCGCGCCCGATGGCCATGATCAGCGCGATGGCGCCGTCGATTTTGTTATCCTCGCCCTGCTTGATCGGGCGCACCACATCGTCGTTGCCGGGAAGGTGCTTTCCGATCACGTTCGATATGCACCAGGTCATGATCGGGTTGCCATCGTGATGAAACCGGCCGGAAGCGATCGCCG